AGACTATTGAGTAATCGTATCTTACCGTCCCACATTTTATTACGATATGCGGGCATGAACCGTGCACCCGGAATTTCAAACGTGAAGTATTCTACGATTTCTCTAAATGTGCCACCGTCTGCCCGAACCCGAACAAATGCTTCATCTATGGGTTCAACGCTAATGTCAGTCTTGTGCGAACTTTGTAAGTTCTCGCCATTTGATTGCATTATTGATTTGATATCCACGGGCATTTATCATCTTGAGGATTTCTTGCACCACTTCAATCTTTTCCTCTGTATACTCAAGTTTCTTGTCAATCTCAATCATCTCATCATCAGTGTCAATATACTCTTTGACATCTTGCTTCATCACTTTATGCACCCAAGGTTCACGGTCAATATCCTTGAGGTCATCTGGGTTGTTCAGATTTCCAAGATAGTATTCTCGCAGAACTTTTGACAAATGCTTACGTTCAATCTTCAACTTACGCAGTGTCAGTCGTGCTTGCGATAATAACTTTAGATATTTGTTGTGTAGACTTGGTGTCTTCAGTGATTCGGCATCCAAATATACATCATCAAATAGCGCATCTTTGCGCCACTCTTCAATAATTTGTTCTAATTTCATTACAGAACTTCAATCTCATATTTTCTATAGGCAAACTGTACCGATGCTTCAAGGTACTCCACATCGGTCAGTGTAGCATCAAAATCAAGTGCTGTCAAGGAAGTTGGAAACATATCCAAAAACTTGATGCGGATGGATGGGTTGTTGGCAGATGTCAAAACAGACAGTGTACCGTCTGACAACTGATTGATGATTTCATCTGTTTTGGATGTCTTGGGTGAATCTTGTGAAGTTGCCCAATCCAAGGTTTGCTGAAAACTATCAGGGCGACCAAGTGCGTGTAACCAATTGTAGATTTCAATATAGTTTCGCATATTCTCGTTGACCCGAAAGCGAATAATGACAGGTCCGAACCGTAACTTTGAACCTGGGTTCTTCAACGAGACAAACGGAGTTGCGGTCTCAAGTTCATCAATTGACATTTCGGGCAACGTAACTGCCTGACAATAGTAAATCACGTTCGGTATCCGATTGATTGACAAACGGAATCCAAGCGGAGAAAGAAAGTTCAAAGAATCAGGTTGTGATGCGAACGCACCAATCGATACGTTTGCAGATACGTCTACTGCCATATGCCACCTCTGATACTATTTAGGCACAAAAAAAGGGGGTCTTGCGACCCCCCTCAGGCTTGGTGTTCCCAAGTCTTATTATCTTACATCAGGTTGGATACTGAAACCAATCTGTAGTAGATGTTGCGAATGTTCGCAGTCAGACCAGAACCAATTGAACCGTCTGCAGCAGTTGTTGCAAATGGGTTAGCAACGATGCCGTAACGAGTCTTGAATCCAATCTTAGGTTGGAACGTATCTTCGCCAACCGCACGAACCATCTGGAGTGGTACGTATGGGCAGTAGAAGAGACCTGCGTCAAATGCTGACGAACCTTTGTAACCGACTGTGAAGTATTGGTTACCCGCTGAAGAGTCAAAGTATGGGTCAATATAGACACGCATACGACCATTCAGTACACCAGCGAATGTGTTGCCAGTGTCGTCAACGTTGAGGTTGTTAGCAAGAGCTGGAGCATAGTCAAGGACACCTGCCATCTGAAGTGCTGATGCTACATCAGAACCACAAATCAAGATGTTACCCTTACCACGACGAGTCTGCTTGGCAATCTCGTTCGCTTCACGCTCGATTTGGAACATGAGTCCCTTGAACTTCTCAACCATCCAACGACCGTTAGAGTCAACGTCAAGGTCAAACGTACCTGCTGTAGTTACGTTGTCTTGAGCACCTGCTTGTGCAGAGTAGTTGATTGTACGGACGACTTCACGGTTGATTTCCGCAAGGATTTCGGCAGACAGAATGTTAGAAAGTTCTGTCTCTGCGTCAAGACCGTGAATTGCTTTCAAGTCTTGAGCAAGTTCCATAGTGTACTCTGCCTTGAGTGCACGAGAAACCGCAGTTACTGAGACTTTCTCTACTGAGAATGCCATTTCTTGGAATGCGTTAGTAGATGCATCACCAAGTGCTTCTGCCTGTGCGTTTGTCATACCAGTAGATACACTGTATCCAGTACCAGTTGCCGCCACAGTACGAGTTGTTGGGTCATTAGAAGTCTGTGACTTACCACCAGTTGTGTTTGCTACAACCAACTGTGATGCAGTGTTACCTGCCGCAGAACGAGAGAACGTAGTGTTCGCTTCGTTGTACAGTGCTTCTGTACCTGACTGATTTGAGAAACGTGAACGCAACGCAAAGATAAGTCCAGTAGGACCAGTCATTGGTTGTACGCCACAGATGTCGTATGCAATCAGGTTTGGCATAGAACGACGAACCAGTGAAATCAATACTGGGTCAAACGAGTCAATTCCTGTTGCGCCATCGCCATAAGCGTTGGTTGGTGCTGCTTCTCCAAGCAGACCTGGGGCTTGATATCCACCAGAACCTTGTGACTGCTCACGAGCAGAGTGTTCTTGGTTTTCTAACAGTTGTGCTACTACAGAGCGGCGATGAGCATCTTTGATCTCTGGGAGATCGGGATGATCAAGCACCGGCTTCCACTTTGAAGTGATTGCTTCATTCAGCGAGTGCATTGTGGTTCTCCCTATTTGTTTTCTTCCACATTTACTTGTTTATTTATATTATTGTCACTTTCTAGTAACTTGTCTTGCAATGACAGATGCATATGCAGACATTGCAGGATCAATTACTTCATCGGTCTCCTCAGTCAATTCAATTGGCTCATCGACATCAGTAATTGAGGTTGACTCAACGAAAACATCTTTATCTCCGAAATAGGTTTCCTTGATGGTCTCCAATTTCTTGGTAAAGTCGTCCTCATCAACATAATCAACACCTTCAGACAGAGACGCAAGTTTGTCTGCTTGATTCTCTGAAAGTCCTTTGCTCACAGACGAAACGATTTGCTCACGCTTCGTACCGTGAAACTCTTTCTTGAGTTCAATATTTTTCTCAATCTCTTCGTTCAGAGATGCTGTCAAAGATTCTACTTTAGTTGACAGTTCTTCAACGACATCAACTTTCTCTTCTGGAATGTCGATGTAGTGCTCTGCGAATAGATTGCGGAGTCCAGATAAGAAGTCGTCAACGAGTTCTGACTTGACACCACGCTCAACTGCGAGTTTGTTTTCTTCCATCCACTCTTCAACAACATAATCGAGATATGCATCAACTTTCTCTGTGAGTTCGTTTTGCATTTCTTCCATTTGCTCTTGGAGTGCAACTTCTGCTTGTGAAGCGAGTAATTCAACAGACTCGTTGATTTTTGATACAACCGCTGCCTCAAACAAAGTTGTTGCTTGCTCTGCAAACTCTTCAGAAAGGTCAGTACCCTCAAAGATTTTCTTGATGTCTTCACCAACATCAATATCTTCACGGTTGTACTTCATCTCTTTGATTTTAGAGTTGCCTTGCATCACTGGTGACATATCACCTTGTGACTTGTCTTGTGGGCGAGCAGTCATTGCTGACATCATGTTACCATAACTTGATTTCAACTCGTCTGCCTTCATGTTCGCCATCGCATTGACCATAGCGTTTATCATACCCGCTTTGGTCTTTGGTGACTTACCTTGCTGTACAGGTTTCATGTCGCCTTCTTTGTCGTCTTGTGGGCGAGAAGTGTCGCCTGTTGCAACAGGGTCTGGCACTTCTGCATCAACACCAAAAGATGCTTTCTTTGATGCATTCATTGGCTTTGAACCATGTGCTTCCATGACATGGATTTCCATGTCTTCTGCCGAAACCTCACGCTCGATGCCGTGGTCAAACTCGACATCGTACCATGCGACATAACCGTTGTCGTCTGGAATGGCATGAGACTCATAAAGTGGTTTGCCCATTCCCCAAACTGGATGTTCTACAACAACCGCACAGTCATGGGTCTTTGAGTGGCAAAGTTCCCTTTCCTGATCTGACATTGTTTTTCTCCTATCAGAATTCATTTACGATATTATTTATAAAATGTTAGAGTTTCCGCAATTTCTGCAAGAAGTTCTCAAACACTTGCATAGTTGCTTCTTCTTTCTGACGCTTGCGGATTGACTCATTTATCTCATCACGATAATTGACGATATCAACCTCTTTGATAATACCATTATCCCAAACCCATTCTTTACCTTCCATGATACCTTCTACGAAAGCATCAGGTGCTGAAGGGTCAGCAACAATATCACCTGCGGTTGCAAGGTAGAAATCTTTCTGCACTTCGTTCGCTCCACCTTTCGATTTGAGTGAACCCATCCCCCGTGAAGACACACCTAACGTTGCACCTTCACTCATGAGATTCTTTACGATGTTGCCCATCGGAGTATCCATAATTTTCGCTTTGCCACGGAAATTATCTCCATCACGGTACAACTCTTTTATCATATGCGACACACGGTCAAGATTGATAGTTGGTCCCTGTGGGTGTCCCAACTCACCGTATGCACGATTCTTCTGAACGTATTCTGTATTGTATCTTTCAACTTCACGCTCAAGAACGTCAACGGGGTAGATACGCCCATTGCGGTTCTTTTGATTTCCTTGCATGAAGATGCCTTCGATGAAATATGTCTTATCACCGTTTTCTTTTGCTTCGGTGATTACTTGGACATCTTCAACAACTTCGGTGATTAGTTTCATTTTTATTCTCCAGACACCTTGTGAAGTTTTAGAACAACCACACCTACACCATCGAAACTTACTGCGACATTAGATGTCAATTCAAAACTGTTCTGCTCTACCCGTATTCCACTACCTTGATAGTCGTGATTACCCGAACCACTGAGTTCCAACACGGTATTACTGCCACGAGTAACTGTAATAAATCCAGGTTCGGAACTGCCACTAACAGACCACATTACTTCGGAAATTGCCATAGACTGAACAAGTTCGCCCGGAGTGTTTGCACCCTCAATAACTGTGTTAGAATTGAGTGCAAACCCCTCATCGGTTGTTGACCTGATTACCACATAACCGTTTGGTCTTTGACTTTTTGTTGTTATTGGCATCTTACTTACCTACGCTAAACGCAAAGTCTGCCATTTTCATGAAAGACGATGGTCCCTTACTCAACTGCTTTGCAAACTTTTTCTTGTTAGCGTCATTCAATTGGTCATGCACTTGAA